CTTACGGTGACTTCGACAGATACATGACGAAGTTAGATCCCGTGAGTGGATACCTTGACAGTAAGTTTGGCAAGGAGAAATCCAAGTCACTTGTACACGATTTTCTTTTTAATTATGCCTAATGCTTGGTCCCTACTTTACGATGTACTTGAAATGGACGAAAAACACGAATTCAATTTGAACATGGACAACACCAATGGATTTTGGAAGTATGAAGAAGACCTGACGATGAAAGAGGTACGAGATTACCTTTCAGGCACGTATCGTCAGCACTATACTTCCCAAGATTCTAAAACCCAAACTCTTGATTTGATTGAGAGTATTGGTGATGCTGAAGCATTCTGCCGCAGCAATGCTATTAAATACCTTTCACGATTTGGAAAGAAAGATGGTAAGTCCAAGATGGACATCCTGAAAGCAATTCATTATTGCATTCTTCTGTATCACTTCTCAGGTCTCCATAAACAAACCAGCAACTACCCTCATTGATTATGCATCTTTCCCAAAGAACTATTGATCTTTTAACCAATTTTTCTAACATCAACAATTCAATTTATGTTAGGAATGGTTCTGTCCTGAGTACAATCTCAGTTACAAATAACATCTATGCAAAAGCAAACATTACGGAAGAGTTTCCTATCTCTTTTGCAATTTATGATTTGCATGAGTTTCTAGTTGGTCTTCGAGTTTGGGATCGACCTGATGTTGATTTTGGTAACACTTCTTATGTTACCATGAGTTCTGGTAGATCTAAGGTAAAGTATTTCTTTGCTGATCCAGACGTTGTAGTTAAACCTCCTGATAAAGGATTGAACATTCCTAACTACAACTTCTCCTTTAACTTAGATTCTGAGCACTTTGGAAATCTCAGGAAACTCGCAGCGATTTATAACCTTCCCGATCTCTGCGTTGAAACTGATTCTAATGGTGACGTATCTCTTGTGATTAAAGACAAAGAGAATGAAACTTCTAACGCTGTTACTCATCACGTAGGAACTTCTGAGACACCATTTTCTTTCAACTTTAAAGTAGAGAACTTGAAACTGATTCCTTCTTCTTACACAGTAGAACTCTCTACTAAAGCAGCAAGGTTTGTTGAAGCAGAAACTCAGGACTTAGAATATTTTATTGCACTTGAACCAGATTCTAAGTATGGTGTATGAAACACATTCTTTTTACTCTTAAGGATTGTTCAGCAGTCCTTCTTGATGATGAACCCTACATTAGGGAAATGTTAGTTAATGCTGCGACACTTGCTCAAAGCACTTTGCTCGATCTTGTGTCGCACAAGTTTGAACCGCAAGGCGTAACTGCTGTTGCTATGCTTGCTGAGTCCCATATTAGCATTCATACTTGGCCAGAACTGGGTATGGCAGTATGTGACGTTTTTACATGTGGAGATCACACTTCACCTGAATCTGCAGTAAGATATATGTTTAGCACTATGCACGCTAATGACATGGTTGCTAACGAATTTGTAAGACCTCTTGAGTAGATTTTATGTCTCGTGATGAATTTCTTTGGGTTGAAAAGTATCGACCCAAGACAATTGAAGATTGTATTCTCCCAGAGAATACCAAAGAAACATTCAAAAGTTTTTTGAAGTCGGGTCAGATTTCTAACCTGTTACTTCATGGAACCGCAGGCATTGGTAAGACAACCGTTGCCAGGGCACTTTGTGAGGAACTTGGTGCCAGTTACATTATCATTAACGGATCTGACGAGGGACGCTATCTTGACACAGTACGAAACAAGGTCAAAAATTTTGCATCGACCGTATCACTATCTAGTGACTCCAAACACAAAGTCGTTATTGTTGACGAAGCTGACAACACGACCCACGATGTTCAACTCGCCCTACGGGCGAACATTGAGGCGTTTCATGGCAACTGTCGGTTTATTTTCACCTGTAACTTCAAAAACAAAATCATTGAACCCCTCCACTCAAGATGCTCAGTCGTTGACTTTGGCATCCCAGGAGCAGACAAACGAATCCTTGCAGGAAAGTTTTTCGACCGTCTCAGGTTTATACTTGAGAATGAGGGCGTACAATATGATGAAAAGGTTCTTCCCCAACTAATTCTTAAGTTCTTCCCTGACTGGCGTCGTACCCTTAACGAGTGTCAACGTTATGCAGTTGGTGGTCAAATTGACAGTGGCATTCTTGCTAGTTTGTCTGACATTAAGTTTGAGCAACTCGTAGATGCACTGAAGAATAAGCAGTTTACTACTGTGAAAAAATGGGTTGTGAACAATATGGATAATGAACCATCTCATATTTTTCGTTCTATCTATGATAACCTGTACTCTAAACTTCAACCAAGTACAATTCCTCAAGCAGTATTGATTATTGCTGACTATCAATACAAAGCAGCATTTGTTGCTGATCAGGAAATTAACTTGCTTGCTGCCCTTACTCAAATTATGGTGGAGTGTGAATTTAAATGAATCTTGATTTTTCTCGCATCAACTTGAAAGAGTTCTTTGGTTGTGTAAATGCTACCAATACCAAAGAGATGAAGTCCAACACGTTCAAAACTTTCCGAACTTATCTTCAAGAGAAGTCGTTTGCAAAGTGGAGCGACAACCAAGTCCGTTATGTTGGTGATCATATGAACGGAGTTGATTTTATTGGTGAAGATGAACTTCGCTATGAAATGAAAGGAACTCTTAAATTGTTTCAACAGAATGGAGCAACAAAGGTAATCACTCTAAAGAACTTTGCAGGTGATAGTAAAGTTGTAACTAAAACTTTTGATTACATGTTTTTAGTTGATACTGAAAGGATGTCTATTGGTTACACTGATTGGGATACTGTTAATAAACGTGTGTACTTTACTCCCAAATCAACGACTGCAAAAGTGAAGTTTCAACCAGGGGACTTTACGGTTCTTTTCACTGGTATTACACCAGCACCCAAGAGTATCACGGCATCTGATATACTTGATGGAGTTGAGCGGATTCTCTGATGGCAAAAATTAAAACACCTCTTCGATATCCTGGTGGCAAGTCCAGGGCGATCAAATACTTAGATCAACACCTTCCAAAGAAGTTTGACAAATACATAGAACCTTTTCTTGGTGGCGGTTCTATGGCACTCCACGTGACCCAGGAAAGACCTCGCACTCATATTTGGGTCAATGACCTCTACTACCCACTGTATGCCTTCTGGAAGACCTTACAGCAGGATGGAGACCGTCTTCATAGTGATTTGAGAGAACTCAAGACCGAACTGGGCGAGAGTGAAGACGCTCACAGAGAAGCGTTTCTAAATGCTAAGAGTCAGATTGATCATGGGGATTTGTATTCTACTGGATTCAATTTTTACATTATCAACAAGTGTTCTTTTAGTGGTCTGTCTGAGTCCTCTTCATTTAGTAAGCAGGCATCTGTGCAGAATTTTACCTTCAGGGGTATTGATAAGTTACCTGGAGTTTCTGAGATCATTCAGTTTTGGAAGATTACCAACCAGGATTACAGTGAGTTTCTTTATGGTGATGATGCCTTTGTTTTTCTAGACCCTCCATACGATATCAAGGATAACTTGTATGGTAAGAAGGGCAATATGCACAAAGGTTTTAATCATGAGATGTTTGCTGCTCATTGTAGAAACTCTGAACATAAGTGTATGATCACTTACAATTCTGACCTTTTTGTTAAGGAAAGATTTCCTGACTGGACACAAAAAGATTGGGACCTTACTTACACCATGAGATCTACTGGAACTTATACTGAAGATCAAAAGAAACGTAAAGAACTTCTTCTTTTAAATTACTGATGAGCAAGTACAGTCATAGTTTGACGGACTATTTAAAGTCCATTAATGAAACTAAAACCAACTTGATGAACACTGATGATCCAGGGTGGGAGAAGAACTACCCATCTTGGATCGTCAATAAGTGTATGTCGTCTTTTTACGATACAATTATGTTCGCTAATGAGATGAATACCTACCACGATATACCCAATCGTATGCAGTACGATTTCTATATAAATACCGTTAGGAAGAGAAAGCGTTTCTCGCCCTGGGAAAAGAAGGACAAACTGGACAATCTTGAAGTCATCAAAGAATACTATAATTATAGTACTGAGAAGGCACAAGCAGTTTTGAAAATTCTAAATAGTAAACAAATTGATTATATTAAATCAAAATTAAATCGTGGAGGTAAAACGTAATGACTCAGGTTGCTGAGGTTCAGTGGACTCGTGAAAGTATGGTAGAGGTAAAACTCTCTCAACCAGATGACTTTCTTAAGGTAAGAGAAACACTTTCAAGGATTGGTGTTGCATCACGCAAAGAGAAAAAACTCTATCAATCCTGTCACATTTTGCACAAACAAGGTAAGTATTACATTGTTCATTTTAAGGAACTGTTTGCCCTTGATGGCAAGACAGCAAACCTGACTCAAAATGATGTTCAGCGTCGCAATCGTATCGCCCAACTTCTCTCCGATTGGGGTTTGATTAGTATTGTTAACACTGATAGTGTTCTTGACATCGCACCACTAAATCAGATCAAAGTCCTGTCGTACAAAGAAAAAGGCGAATGGGAACTGGAATCAAAGTACAATATCGGAAAAAAGAAAACTGCCTCGACAGTAGCATAGTTATAAATAGAGGAGCCTAACTCCTCTATTTTTATGCTTGGAAATAAAACCAAAGCAAAGGTAGAAGAGAAAGACCACGATCATGAAGATAAAAGTGAAGTCCTTGGTAATCTGGTGAAAGTTGTTGTCCTTATTTGGTCTGCCTCTCTGCTCACCTTTAGTTACGTCCGACTTCCTAACGGACAAAAGATTTTAGATTTTGATCCTACCTTCATTGCCTCTGTGTTCTCTGGATCGCTTGCTGCATTTGGATTGAGTCCTGCCAAATCTGGTGGTGCTGCTCCAGTAAAACCACAGGCGAAGAAAGAACCAGAAGTTGTTTCCGCTATTGAACCTAAGAAAGATGCAAAAACTAGTTAACGTTGTTGCCCTGCTGTCGGGACTGGTATCACTATCAGTTCTCGGCGGTGGGGTTTATCTGTATAAGAATGCAGATGTCCTCATTGAGGATGCTAGAGGTAAAATTACCAAAGCAGCAGTAGAATCAATTCAATCTGCACTTCCTAGTATGTTAGACGCTGCTATGCCCAAGATGCCAGAAGTCACTGGTCCTGCTGTTCCTACTACAACTGGTCCTGCTATCCCATTCTAACCATGTTTAATTCTAAGAAGACAGAGGTAGAAATGCCAACACAAATGCCAACCAACAAACAATCGCCAATTAAGATTGCTGCATTGGCATTGGGTGCAGTTGTGGGTATTTCTCACATCGGTCTTCTTGGATATGTATTGAGACCACAAACTCAGGTGCATCAACCACCTACGTTCAACATCCCCAGGGGACCATACTCATCCTACAGAATCAAAGCTGGCAAGGATGGATATGAGATTGAATACCGTGCTGATGATCCTAAAGTATTGGAGTCCGAAAGATCTCTTGATGTTGATAGAAATAAGAAAGGATGGTTTGGTGGTGGATCTGAAAAGCGTAGTGAATATCGTCGTGATGAATACACCAGAGAAGGTACACGCAATCTAGGAGGCGCTTCAGTAGATGCTGAGGGAAAGACCCTTGCCAAAAGCGAAGAGTGCATCAGGGCGGACGCTGGAGCACGCTCACAAGGTGCGATGGCAGGGACCGCAATTAGTGCTGGTCTAATTGTCCCAGCAATTACCAGCATCCCATACATCGGATGGTTGGCAGGTGGTTGGGCATTGCTCCTAGGGCAGAAAGCAGGATCGGAATTAGGTTCTGAAATCGGAACAGTTTTTAATGATTGTTAAATAGTTAAAAGTTTGAGGTAACATTATGGCACCGACAACGTATAAAAGAAAAGCTAAGAAAGAAGCAACGGAAACTTTCTTTCTGTATGTGTTCTTCCATTCTATTTGGACTAGTATTTTTAAATTATTTGAAGATTAATGGATGTACAAATTATATCTTCTCCCGATATTGAAATTCGGGAGATTGAAATTCCAAAAGTAATAACTGCAACAGAATATTACACAACACCACCACTTCCACCCCCTGTCGTGGTAAATATTGGTGTGCCTATTGTTGATGTGCCTGGTTGTGTCGAAGCCCACGAAGCAAACAACAACTCCAAAACTCTCGGAAG